CGCATTTCATAGCTTACTCCATCCACCACTCTTATACTCATAAAGCCCCTTTCCGGAACCTGGATTCCAGTTCGTCCCATCGGCCACCACCAGCATACCTTCCCTCGGCTTGTCCGGTGCTACGGCCAGTACGGGCAAAAACCGTCCTTGTTCAATCTTTACAAATTCACCGGAAATACGCAAGAGTTCCCTATACAGGAACTCCGCGTTATACTCCTGAGGTACTGCATCCGGTGCGTAGGCCATTAATTATCTCCAAGGAAATTCACGTCAGCATCCATGCCGTTCAGCGTCCACTGCTCTGTCCCGGAGGAGGTAACTCGGATAGCGAACAGGCGGCCGGCCAGTGTACAATCCACCTTCACACTCTGGCCGAGGATGAACTGCTGGGGGGTATCCCAGATAATAGGGTTCGCCACACTGTCCGTCGTGCCCAGCGTGATAGTCACCACATCCCCGGTTTTCCCGGTGAACCGGGGCCAGATGCGGGACAGGAACTTCATCACAGACATATCGGGAGGCTGAGCAGCCTTCAGCGCCACACCCAGGTACGTCCTTTCCAGCAGCGTATCATCCGTCTGCAACGGCGTGGCGTCGAGCCAGTACAATTGTAGAGTCCCGAACCCGAGCAAGCGGATATTCCCTGTCACAGGGACGGATTCACCCCAGGCGAGCATGTTCGTATCCCACTCGGCTGTGGCGTCTGCCCAGGTACTACCAGCGCTGATATTCGGCGGGTCGATCTTACCCGTCGCGACGTAGTACAGCTGGTCGAGCCCCCGTAGCGTTAGGGTGTTGTCAATCCAGTTATAGCAAATCGCCGTATCCGCCGCAGCCGATTGATCGGAAGCCCTCCGATAACAGAACCAGACTTCATTCACCTGATTATGCACCGCCATATAGCAGCTCGGCAACTGCGCTTCCGTGATGGAGCGGAGCAAACTCCGAATCCGGCCTTGCGCGATGGACTTAGCCGATTGCCCGTCATGCACGATCAGGTCTGTTCCGGTGAATACCAGATGCCGTCCAGAAATAAACTCGGCCGCGCAATCCCTGTAAGGCATCCCAAAATCTCCAAAGATTTTGAAAAACCTGAAGACGAACTCTCCGCCAATGTACTGCATACCCCAGACGGAATCCGTCTTATAGATGATATTTACATCTTTCATCGGCAGACAATCCACCACCGGGCCAGCTGTTTCGGACAGCGGATACTCACCCGCATCCTTAGTCGGATCGGCCTCATTCCAACTTGCCGGAACTGTGCCCGGATCAGCCGGGTGTGACCACTTCACCAGGGTAGGATACCGGGTCCCGCTCTTCGTCACATCCAGCGCGATCAAAAACTGCTTAAACGGACGAAGGCTTTTCGCCTTGGTGTCCGCCGGCCAGTTTGCCAGATTCACCAGCTTATTTGCCGCTGCCGGAGTCACCCAAGCTTGCGGGGCCTCCCGCCCGTTGTTAGCGATAACCACACCGCCCAGGACACCACCCGACCAGCGATCCAGTGTTTGCCCAATGTAATCCCCGCCGGAAGCTCGGGTCACATCCGTATACTCCCCGTTGATGTAAGCATAGCCTTTGGCCGCCCCCATCACCAGCCAGATTGCGGCACCGCTGCTCGGATCTTGAGTCGAGGCTCCCCAAATCCCCTGCTGCGGCATGGCCTCGCCTACCGACACCTTACCCGGCAGGGACGAAACGCCCCCTTCCGAGCAACGGACATTATACAGCTCCGTCCAGGCTTGCGGCGGGGCCTCGGCCGGCCGGGTATCCTTAACCAGGCCAACCGAGCCGGAAGGTGCGATACTCACGATAGGCATATGACCCCCTTAAGGCGCAGTAATAATGGGACGATCCGGGCCTTGCGCCGGATTGCCGCAATCGGCAGCTTCCACCGCCTTATACCAGAGCCAAGCCCGCCAGCCCCACATGCCAGCATCCAGGCACTGTTCATAGAAAAACTTGTTCACGGCGTCCTGCAGTTCGAACGGCAACTGGCGAGCGCGCAGCATCTGGCAAAAAGCGTCATGCTCGAGCGACGGGCGCATACTCGCCTTGGTGTCGAAGGTCAACCCACTTGGACCGTCCCAGGCATAGCCCTTATGAATGGTCAGAATCCCAGCCTCATGCAGAGAGTAGTATTCGTCCTCGACCTTGTGCCCAGTAATCGGAGTGATCACGATGTGGGCCTGAGCTAGTTGGTACTTGTACCCGTCTCGATATTTGATCATTTCACGCCTTCGTGTTCAAAACTGTAATGATTCCCATCACGGAAGTCCCCGCCCCAGCGCGCTAGCGGATGCTGCTGCTTCCACCACTCTCCGAGTTCCTTGTGCGCATCCGTTCCTTCAAGAAAGACCCCATTCTTAAACAGGTTGAGGTCAATCGCAAGGCGTTTCTTATGGGAGGACTTAGGATGGCCATACCCTTTGAAAATCCCCATCGGGCCAAAAGCGCGCGGATCACGATAAGCATCTCCCAAGGTAACCTCGTAGCCCAGGCTGATCGCCTTATCGATCAACCGCGCTACGAGCGCCGCAAATTCAGATTGTAGTTTTCGCAGACTCATAGCTTAAACTGCAGATGATCTTTGATCCAGACCCAGATCAGCCAGAGCGTCCCGCAGACTGACCCGATTGCGATAACTGCCCCGCGCATAAACTTGATCCCGCGCAGGATTTCCACCAACTCCTTGATCGAGGGGTCCACCGCCGCGTGTTCGACCCTGTGTTCGGCCATCTTGGTCAGGATCGTGGTCTGGCCCTTCACCAGTTCTTCCAGCACATCATCCTGCTTGTCCAAACGGCGGAGATACTCTTCTTTTTCGGTCATGGCTTTTTCTCAGAAAGAAGGGGCCGAAGCCCCCTTGGCTTAGCACCCGGCGTATTGAGCCGGATCGACGGTCGGCTCGGTCGGAATCATTTCGACTGCCTTGTACCAGCCTTCAACCACCAGGCTCTCACCCGGCTGAATGAAGACCTCAGTGAATTCCGTCGGGAACGAGTTGGCTTCATTCACAGGTTCGCCGCCGGGATTGCGCTGCATGACCTTGATCGGGTACTGGCCGTTGTTAGTGATGGTAACTTGCATTGTCCTACCTCCTTCTTAAGGTTTAATGGCTTGTAAAGCCTGGGTTGCTGCGCGCAGCTCGGTATCGACACCCTGAACGGTTGTCGCTACTCGAACTTTCTTTTTCCCGCCGATCCGTAACCCCTCGATCTGCGGGCCAACTTGAGTATTCCAGACATCTCGCATGGCCAGCATGTTCTCGGCTGCCGCTTGTGCTGTGATCCCCAGCACTTCAGCCTCCTTCGCAATGTAGCTCGGAACCGGGCCAGTGAAGCCCGCTGCGGCATAGGCTTCCGCTTGCTGCCCCTTCACCACATAGACCCCGTCCTGACCAGTGCCGGAAGAGATAAAGCGTGCACGGGCTTGAGCCGCAGCCCGATCGATCGCGTTCTCGGCGTTGAGGATAGATTCCGCAAGCGGCACGTCGAGGATTGGGTCGATGATCGGTGGGGCAACAGGTTCAGCCGGTGGCGGCAGAAAATCCTCGGTCGGGATTGCTGCCGCGCTCGGCGGGTTATCGCGCAGCGCCACAAGCCGGGCGATCTGCCCGTAAGGGGCGAAGCTCATGATGTGATCGGCGAGTTCCTGCCCTCCGATATAGGCACCGTTCTCAACGGGAATATCGACGTTGTAGGTCAGACCGGAGGGCCATTCCGCAGTGAAGAAATTGACAGAGGCTGAACCCATAGTCGCATCGAAGCCGAGAATTTTGTATTCCATGATCGTCCTTTAGTTGAGTGCGCCGTTGCGCGTTCCCGCTACAGCCCAAGTGATATTCGCATTGCCTGACGTGCAAGCTCCGGCTGCGCCACCACCGCCGCCGCCTTGTGATCCGAGAGCACCGCCGGTATAGCCGGCGCCGCCGTACCGTGTTTCAAAGGTAGCTACGCAAGGGTTATGGATGACGTTACAGCCGCCCCCGTTATCCCAGGCATAAGTAGCTCCACTGCTTGCGGAACCCGAGGCAGGGACGGTTGTGTAGTTTCCAGCCCCTAGACCACCAGCCCCTCCTGGCGCACAGTACGTACCGCAACCTGCATCAATAATACATGTACCTTCACCAAGCTGGTGTAAGTTCGTACCCCCGCTCCAACAGGACTGCGGCCCGACTGCGCCGCCACCGCCCCCTCCACCGATCGTACCATTGTTCGTAACAGTCACAGCAGCTTGCGCCCGGAAAGCAGTACCACCTGCTGCTGCAGATGTACCACCTGCGCCGAGAATGTAGCCGTTATTGACGACGGCCAGCGTCGAGCCTGCCGGGAACGTCGCCCCGGTGTCGAACGCATAGCTACCGGTCGAGGACGAGCCGACATAAACACCGGAGTTGATCGTAACGGTAGCAACCAGCGGATCAACCTGATTCCAGCCCGCCCCAATCGCAGCCGACTTCAGGTTGTAGTTCTGAGTGTTGGCCGAGATCGTAGCGTTGAACACGAACGACCCAGCGTAAACCTTCTTCCAGCTTCCGCCAACACGAACATAAGCATTCTTGACCTTTTTCCAGACACCACTGACCTTGACATGTTTCGTCTTGATCTTCTTCCAGACTCCGCTTACACGGACATGACTGTTAGGGGCGGCCATGGTTTACGCCTCGCGTTCGTACCAGATATCCCCGTCCGCACCGCCCGAAGGCGTACTGGTGGAAATAGTCAAAGTCCGTCCGGCAAAGGCCCCCACCTTCTGGTAGGACTGAAGTACCCAGTTTCCCGAACCGAGCGAGCGGAACTCGAAAGTGTCACCGGCGGCTGTTACGATACTTTGACCATTGGGGAGGATCAGACTGGTGGCATTGTGTGTGAGGGTCAGGGCCCCAGCAAATCGACCACGACGAACAACCCCCGCTGCCGCCGTGCCGAGGGCGGTGATCGTGGTAGTCCCGGTGATGCGAATATTCTGACCTGCAACGGCACCAATATCAGTGGTCGCCGCACTTGCCACATCAATCTCCGCATTCTCCACGCCCAGGTTGGCACGGGCGGCTGCAGCATCCGTGAGATTTCCCAGCGTCGTGTTGGCCCCGCTCCAACGCAGTAGGCCCCAGCCGCCACTGACCGGGAAGATGATACCGGCTTCGCCCTGGATCAGTGAAGCCGAGGCCACCCCGTTGATCGTCTCCGCCCCATTCGGGGTAAGGGTGGTCTGTCCAGACTGCGCCCACATGATGTAGTAGGCACCTGCCCCCAAGCCTGCAACCGCAGGCAGGGTCACGGTGAGTGTCGCCGAATGCTGGTAGATCACCGACACCTCGTTCACGTTGGGCGTGTAGCCAGCGTTTTTCACCAACACACGGCTGTCGGCACCCGCCCTTCCAGGGAAGGTGGCCTTCAACACCGCTTTCAGCAGACGAAGATGGTCATCCCCCTCCGCTTGCTGATCACCGCTGGCCGGGTAACTGGCATTCAGGTTTTCCAGATAGCTTGCGCTTTCGACAGTCATTATGAATCACCTCCTAGTGCGCGCGCCATGTTCAGTTCATTCAGCGCAGTGTGTTTGGTCAAGAGTCGGTTCCACGCCTTCTGCGCGTCTTCCTTGAAGCCAGCCGCGAGCGTGGGATTCTGCACATGCTTCCCGGCGAGCAGGGCCCCGACCTCGGCAATCACCAGATCGGAGGAATGTTTCAACCACTTCGTCTCTACGTTAGCCGCCGACATGAGTGCGTCACGGGCCATGTAGCGCATGCCCAGCTCGTAGGCCGCATCCGGGGTCGGGAAGAAGTGGAAATACCCTGCCGAGATGGCGTAAAACTCCGGCATACCGGAGCCTGGGCGCAGACTCTTCGCAGTGTCGTAGTCCTTCTTGACCAGTCGTTTTTGCGTACCATCGGGCTGACTGATATACAAATGACTTTCTTCGATTTCCGTCAAGAAATCCGCAGGAACCGGCACACGGGATTCCCCTGCGGTCGTGAGCGCGTTGGCCCACTCCGTCTCCAGGAACCACGGCAACCACTCATTCTCTTCCAGAACGGTGGTCTGCACAAAGTCCATTTCGCGGAGGATACGCTCCTGCATGTCCGTCCGGTTGCCGAGACGCCACCCGAGCAACGTAACAACCTCGTCCCTGGTCATGACGCGTTCACCGTCAGTGTGGTGGTGATCTGCCAGCTCTGCGCCGAGGTCTTCGTGCCGAGGGCCTCAACCTTCCGGTTCAGCATCGTGCCGCTGGAAGCCGCGTTAAACAGCCCCCACTCTTCCCAGGCGAAATTCGCCTCACTCGTGCCGAAAACTGCCCGGTGGGTCAGCACATTGCCAGCACGCTGCGGGTATCCGGTCTCCATCGCCTTGCGCAGTTTGCTCGCGCCCTGCAGATCAGTCTGAGCCGCCGAGAAAGCCGCTGTCCCGTTACCAACTCCGATATAAGCATTAGCGGCGTTGAAGGCGGTTACGCTCTCCCCCACCATCATCGCCGCAATCAGATCCCGTCCTGCGTTACTCAGCGCCATTCTCAGGCTCCTTTCGGTAAACAACTCGAGTAGGGATATCGTCCCCACCCTCGATAATCTCCACAGGCTCTTTGTGCTCCCCAGGTTTCGGAGGATCGCCGTCAAACTTTTCCAGTTTCCACCGGCGCACTGCTGTGACTTGAGTTTGTTCCTTCATCTAATCCACCTTTCTTATACAGAAATAATCTTAACCCTGTCAAGAATTTCCGACAAGTTGATGAAGCTAATTCCATCCTGAGGGAGTAGTTGGGGATTGCTTCGTCCAAATACCTGAAACCGCGTCATCCTTATCCCAGGTAGTCGGGGCTGCCGGGTCAACCTGAGGCCAGTCATCAATCAACACCTCGAAACGGTCGACAATCCCTACGACAAACCCGTCATCCGAGGGGGTAACCAGCACAGTAATCTGCGCGGCTTCGGCCAGGGCCAGCGCGCCCACATCCGCCGTCGGGAAGGAGACGAGCAAATCGACAAACTCGACCGCCGTGAGGGTGCCCACATCGCTGGGGGACCTCAGCACCAGTACGGAACTGGCCTCCCCCAGCGAGATTACGCCTGAATCCGCGCTGGAGCCAGTGCCCAAATCCCAAGTACTGGTGTCCCCCGCCCAGGCAAGTGTTGCCCCCGCCCATGTACGCCCGAGTGCCATTACGCCTCCTTCATCACCCCTACAACATCATGGGTAAATTCGTAGTTTCCGACATGCCCCACCATCTTGGACACGTCGTGGTCGATCCAGATAGGAATATCGGCCTTTTCGCAAGCTTCGCAGAACGTCCAATCTTCCCCCTGATACGTTTCTTCCTCCGGGAGGTACTTCATGTCCCAAACACCAAGGCCGATCTTATCAAAGACCTTCATGTTGATCAGCATCACGCCCGTGCCCACGCGCCAGACCTGCTCGAGGCCAGTCGAATGCGGATCGGTGTAGACGAT